ATAATATAGCGGAACGATTTTAGAACGTCTTGTGAGAGGCGTTAGTTTTAAATTATAATGCATGTCATGTATTTTCAAGGATTCCGCAATATATCTGATTTTCTATGTTCCCATATCCCCCTATATCGCCCTATTTCATCCCCCTTCCGGCTGTCAAAAAGCTGTCAAATTTACAAGCTAAAACAAATGGGACGGCGCACAAAGCGCCACCCCATTTTTGCCTTTACTCTTATTTAGAAGCTTCTTGTCCCTCTATATTGTTCTTTCTGTATTTACGAATCCTTAACGCATTTGCAGATGGTGTCTCCCCTTTGTATGTACCCTTCATATAAGGTAGGTAACTGTGGACTGCGCTCTTCGAACAATTCCACTCCATGGCGATTTCGCGGATTGTCTTTCCGCTATTCAACGCCATAAGAGCATCGTTTGTCTTATTATATTGCAGGACACCGCAAGTAATTAGTATCTTACGAACTTTAGCGTGAGATATGTTCAACTCTCTTGCAACTTCTCTGATTGATTTGTTCCTTTCATACGCAAAAACGACTTTTTCAAACATCATATTATCGCATCCTTATTCATTTTTTTATTGACTGCCTCCATGATGAAGGCGGTCATGGACTTCCCTGCGGCCTCCGAGGCCGCTTTGATCTTCTCTTTTGTCCCTTTTTGGACACGCATAACAATTTGCTCGTAGTTTTCCTTGTTATATTCCCGCGTACGAGCAATTCTGTTTTCAACCCAGCCCACAGAATCACCTCTTTTATTTCAACTCGCCCTTGTTCCATTTCCTCCCAAGGAAGTGGAGGGACAAGGCGCGGTTGTCAATCCAAAACCGTGCCTCGGTCTGGCCTTTCAGCCAAACGAAGAACTCAGCGAATTTTCCATCGGCCTCGGCGGCGGGCTTTCCTGCCTTCTTCTCGAGGTCTGCAACTTCTTTGAAAATTTCGGCGCGAAGCGTTTCCGCCCACGCAACTTGTTTTTCCGTACCGACGAGGGCGGGCAGGTCGTACGCCGCAGCGGTTTCAGCAGCCTTTGCCTGCCGATCTGCTTTGTAGCATGCGGGGCAGACGCAGTTGTTTTCCATCCATTCGATCTTTCTTTCACGCTCGCTGGTCTTGCCGTAGAGGTTGACCGTTTCCGTATGCCCACAGGCATATGTGACATCGTACTTTGCCATTTTCGATTCCCTCCTTAATAATGCAAGCACTGCGGAAACGGTGGTGCCCCACCGATGTAATCTTTGTAGTCCTCCTTGCATTCTTCGTGCATGGAGTTACATACTCGGTAGTCTGCGACTGTCCCCCAATCGCAGGCGCCGTCTTCTTCCATGGTCTCAGGGTCGTAGTCGTCGAGGATATCCCAGAATACTTCGTATACGGGGATAAACCCGTCCTCATCTGCCTCATCATCGGGGCAGAACGCGTCGGCGACGTAATACCCGCGAGAGTCTGCGGGTCCGGCGAGATAGGCCTCCTGCATAAGGACGAAGCGCTTTCCGTTCTCATGTTCGCAGTCATGCTCGAATTTCATTTTGATTTCCTCCATTTCTTCTGGGGCTCTCGCCCCGCTGATCTTTATCTTGATTGTATTATAGCATTGCAATTATATAATGTCAACAGTTTTTTTATCTTTTCCAAAAGAAAAAAGAGGCTTAATAGCCTCTTTTTTTTGCTCGCCTCACGGCAAGACTTGTTTGGATATTATATCCGTTTTAATCCAACACACCTAACTAGGTGAGACACTTATAGTATAATCAATCGTTTTAATGTTGTCAACATTAAAATAAGCCCCAGAGCCGAAGCCCCGGGGCACACACAAATACCATAACTTTTAAGCTTTAGTCATATACATCCAGACTTTCTTGTCCAGCTCATATTGACCTATATCTAATAACTCTGCTGCTTTACCATATATAAGACTGGCCTCTTGGTATGAGCAAAGAGGGATCCCTGCCAACTCCAAAAATGCAAATAGGTGCCGATCTATAGCTATCGCTTGATCACCTGCAAGTATTTTCAGATAATCAATGGTCTTGGGCCCAATGCCATCAACCCCTCTTAGTCGATTTACATTGTTTTCGGCGTCAAGCCATTTTACAAGCTGATCTTCATTTTCGATGCCGTTGTTATACAAAAACCATGTTAAATCTTTAATGCGTTGTAGCTTTTTCGGATTTTTCCAAGCGATAAGTTCTGTAAGAGGAGCCACTTGCATCAAAATAATGAAATCACATGTCGTCTTGTAGTCCGGATATTTTGTGAGGAGTTTAAGAACACGTGGATAGACAACATGATGATAATTCAAACCTGCCTGTAGTATAGAGTCCGTTATTGTTGCTCCCATGTGATAGTATGGCTTCCTTTTGGCAACTGGTGCAAAGTTTTTTCCCCGAATAAAATTGGCAAGTTTTTCTGCGTAATTGCATAGTTCCCTCTCAAGCATGCTCCATACCTCCTTAAACCAACTAGGGGAGACGCCACAAAACATCTCCCCCAGTCGATTCAACTATTCACCACTCGGCGACGTTATACATGACGGTCGCACCCTTATAGTGCGAACCGTCAAAATGTGCAAGTGCCTCAAAGCGCCCCTGCTCATAGCCGACGGTCATCATAGCCTTGCCGTCGATGACAGATGCACCCGCCTTGATCTTATGCGCCTTATTAAGGTTGATTTTATACACGTCGACTTTCTGCTCTGCCGGCGGCAGGTCTTTGCCGTCCTTATCCTTTGTGATCGGCGTGACCACAGTCCGGTCGGTTTTCTCCCGCGCCACCCGTGGCAGTGTCGGGTCGTCCGTCTTGATCTGCCGCTCGACGACCTGCGCGGCTCGCTTGACGTTCGGTGCGCTGACATGGTACGTTACGGTAGGCGCACGCTGTCCCGCCTGCACGTCCGCAAGCCGCCGCTGCAGTGTCTCAGCGTTACGCTTGGAGATGTCCAGCTGCGCCTGCAGTTCTGCCTTGTCCTGCGTCTGCTCCTGTGTCAGGACTGTGGGCTTTTCCGCCGCTGTCTGATCTGATGCAGAGTTTCGGCCAACGGCGTATGCAATGCCGATAATCAACAGGCACAGGATCACCAGCAGGGCTGTTTTGTTCTTTATAATGATATCTTTCACCCGTTCAAACATATATAACACCTCCTCACTGATTAGCATAAAAATTCGCTTTGCCGACGATCTCACCCATCTGCGCAAAGAGATTCCTACCGGGGCACGCCGTCCCCATCAGCTCTCTGTGCCCGACGATGTGATCGCGGTCAATCGGCAGTCCGTAATCCGTGCAGACGTTAGCCAACAGCATCGCGGTACTCTCAATCTGCGTGGCCGTCGGATATCCGATCTCAAAGTTTCCGCAGACGTGTATTCCGATGGTGTGCGAGTTCTCTCCTGCTGCATGCGCGCCGATGGTCCAATGCGGGCGACCAATCTCCACCGTGCCATCCTTGCGGACGACATAGTGGTACCCGATGCACGTCCACCCCTGCGCCTGATGCGATGCGTTGATCTCCTCCGCGGAGAGGTCGTCATCGGTCGGGTTGCCGGTGTGATGCAGGACGATCATATCCGTTTCGCGGCGTGTGCTCAGTCGCCCTGCATCATACGTCAGATTCAGATCTTTCAGATGTACTCTTTCCATTGTTGTCCTCCTTTTTCTTTTCGTACTGGTCGGGGATTCCATTCTCGTCGCGGTCGATGAATGACTTTGCGAGGAATCCGATGACCGCAATCCACGCCGCCCCGCTGATCTCGTGGAGGAAATTCCGCATCTCCACGAGATCAGGATGCATTTTCGTGCTCCAATCATAGATCCATGCGGCGACGTAGATCATAACGCAGATCACGATCATTGCCGCATACCATACGATATACCGCATGGCCGCATGGCTCTTTGTCATATCACGCAGATATTTTCCTGCGCGCCCGAACCACTGTGAGACTTTGAGCATTGTCTCACCTCCCTCCGAGCGCCCACGTCAGAATCGACGCGAAGATGCCGACGATGGTCGTACTCATCCCAATCGTCCAACAGACGTCATGTTTAAATTCGTCCAGCCGATGATGCGCGGACTTTGTGCTTTCTTCCAGACGGGCAATCCGCTCATTGATTGCATAGAGCTGATCACGTCCCATCGGCAGTTTTTCCGCAAGGATCTTAATCTGCGCTTTGATGCTCTCGAGCTCGGCCAGTATTTCTCCTCTTGCCACGTTGCGCCTCCTAATTGTTTCCTTATACATAGGGGCGCTATTCCGACGGAGTAACACCCCTACTCCCTGTGATTACACTTCTTTCTCCGCATGCTCCGCAATGTAGAGGGCGACATCCTCTTGATAGATGACAGGCACGACTTTTTGGCCTTCCGCCTTGCTCTCCTCAGAGATTGCGTATTTTTCATGACGCACGAGGAACGCATAGACGGGAATCATATAGCTGTACTTCTTCATTTTTTCTCACCTCCTTTCAGTGCTTGCAGGGCCTCTTCGATTTCTGTGAGACGCACTTCTTGCGCGGCGACAGCTTCAAATATGGATACGCGTTCTTCGTCGGCTGTTTCTTCCGTCGGATGCGTATCCTCTCCCTTTGGCTCCTCCATTTTTGGAGGACTAAGGACAAGTCCGATATTGGGGTCAAATGTGACAACATAGCCGACTTTACATTCCACGCCCGTAACGTCTACCCAGTAGGTAGAGGGTGAGAATATGCTTCGCCATGTATCAAAGTCGCGTTCATCTTCGTGGACGGAGCGGACTTTGCCATATAGGATTTCTGCGTATTTGTTCATTGTGCTCTCCTTTTATGCGGTGCCGTTGGGCGTCTCTTTATTGATGCTGTTTGACCATGCGATGGTGATTGGTAATGGTCCACTTCCTATTGGTTCTCCGTGTATGCCGCCTGCTTGAAAAGTGAAATTACCAAACACTGTTTTGACTATACGACCGCCAGCATGACCCGCAAATACATAATTTGATTCGTATCCATACGTTTTCCCTGCTTCTACTTTTACATAGCTAGTGATTTTCTGTTGGTTTACGTTTAAATATGTCAGCTGCAAAACAGCAACACCTTTCGGGACGGTAAATGTTCCCGTTCCTTGCACGGTGATACTCCCCGGCGTGATTCCACCCTGCTTTAAGATCGCAAGCGATACTCCGTTTTTCTCCTGCCGGCCGCTGGTCGCTTCGCTTTCGGTGACAGCCCCCAGCGCTGTGAAGCAGTCGACGCCGTCCACATGGAGCGGCAGGACACCGCCCATTGCGTTCGCTTCTTCTTTTGTTGAGTAGAGCGTGCAGGATTCGACGACGCCTTTGGTATTTTGCAGTTTGAGTTTTTTAACCAGTTCCGCCATGATCTCACTCCACCCAGATTTTTGTTCCGTTGGCAAACGTCAGGACATTTGTGCTGAGTGCCGACGCCGTCGAGGCATTTCCCTCTACTCCGCCATCGGCTTTGATCTTTCCGGTAGCAGTCAGAGTAGGTACCGTAAGCGCCCCTGTCATAGTGTCGCCGGATTTTACGACGAATTTAGAGGCGTTCTGCTGGTCAAGCTCTTGGAACTTTTTATCCAGATCGGCTTTTGAGTATGTTCCGACAGCTTTCTGTGCGGCGGCGGCAGATTCTGCGGCGCTTTTTGCGCTTTCCTGTGCACTCTTTGCGGCAGATTCGGCTTTGTCGACTTCGACGTTGATTCCGTCGATGTGCTGTTTCATGGAGGTAATATTTTCCTCCATTGCCTTGACGTGCGTTTCGGATGCGGCGCTTGCCGTTTGACTTTTGCCGGCTTCCTGTCTGCTCTGCTCTGCTTCCGTTCGCGCCGTTTGCGCTGCGCCCGCGGCGGATTCGGCGGCACGCCGATGTTCCGCTGCGGTATTTTTTGCATCGGTTGCGAGGACAACATTGAGCGACGCGTTGCTTTCACTTTCCTGTGCGTTCTGTGCAGCCTGCTGTGCCGCAGATGCGCTTTGCTGTGCGGCGCGGAGATTGTCAGAGGCGGCCGCGCCGGTCTCGAATATCCGGTGCACAAGTTCCGCGGGGTCAATCCCGCTTCCATGCTGGACCATGACCGCCCGCCCGATGGCCTCCTCATGCTCCTGCATGATGGCTGTTGCCTTATCCGCCATCGCCTCGATATACGGCAGCGGATATTTCTCTCCGAGATCGGTCAGCTGATCAACGGACGTTTTACGATAGATTGTGATATTCTTTCCGGCCGGCAGTTTCGGCGGCTGTGCATGTTCCGCGGGGGTTTGTCCGGGCGCGTAGCCCGGATAGTGGACGACCTTCGCGGCCACATCCACAAAGTAATCCCGCGTGATCTCCGTTGTAACCTCCGTCGCTGTATCATAGATGGCAACGTGGATGTTGTCCGCGGACGATATCGCAAAGGCGAAAGGGAATACGGTTGTATTCCCGTCGCCGCGGTAGGTCACCGAGGTTTTCCGATTTTCGATCATGTGAGTTCTCCTTTCCCTGATTCACTTACCGCGCACCGCGCGTATTCTTCTTTGGTTTTTTCGGCTTTTCCGGCTTCGGCGGCGGCTCTTCTGCGCGCAGTTTTTTGTCAAAGAGGACACTGCGCATGACGTTGCGGAAATCCTTGTCGTAGTAGTTGTCAGTCTCCATCATGTCTGCCGCATATTGCAGCGCCGAGAATATCCCATCCGTGATCGTATTCGTGACGCCCGTGCTTGCGGCCGTGAATGTGCTCGTCGCTTGTGCCGCGGACTTTGCGATATCCAGATAACCGATTTCCTTCTCCGGCTTCTTGTACTTTTTCGCTTCTTCGTACGCCTTGCGCTGCTTCGGCGTCATCTTCTTAATCCGCTCGCGCTCCTTTGCCTCCTTCTCCTCGCGTTCGAGGTCTTTCTTTCCTTTCTGAATCATGAGATTTACAGTCGCCTGCACCTGCTTTGCGCCGCGTGTGAGCACGGATCCGAGTTCAAAATTGCGACCGTAGGTCGTGCCGTCGAATACCGCGCTCCCGATCAGCCCCGCAACATCGCGGACAATCGGCAGGGTTCCCGTTCCCGTGGAGAGGAGGTTCTTGCCAAATACGCTCATAAAGCGCTCATAGTCCGATACCTCTTCTTTTTTTGTCTCCCCTGTTTTCGGGTCTTTGACCGTCCGATACCGGTCTTTCTCATCGTCACCCTCGAGGCCGAGCGCGAATTTCAGCCCGGCGCCGATGAGCGTTACGAGCACGATGCGATAGATAACGGCACGCGCGAGCGGCATCCATACGTGCATATACTTGTAGCCATGCGCATCGTATTTGCCCTTAAAATGCGCTTCGAGGATCGCATTAAACTGTGTATTGAAAAAGGAGTAGAAGGACGTGAGCATCTTGACGGCTTCATTTCGGGAGCGCTGGATCTCTGCGAGGTCTTTTGTCTGCCCCGAGCCGAACACATCACGCACGGCCGCATCTGCCTTCTGCACGGCGCGCAGCTCTGCTTCCTCGATGATTTCGCGTCCCTCCCGTATCGGCAGTTCGGATGCACGTTCGAGCCGGTGCCCTGCTTCATAGAATTCCTTTTCTCTATCCTTGATCTTAGCCTCCCATCTCTGCTGCTCTTCGATGAGCTCCTGGTCGGAGAGCGCCGCATATCTGGATTCCCGCATTCTTTCAGGATCCATATACCGGCGTTCCTCCGCCTCATCCCGCAGATAGTAGAGTTCCTTGCGCATATCATAGGTTTCTGCGCGCAGACGCTCGACGTTCTCCTGTGCCTCCTGATACGCCCGCTTGTTTTCTTCGTTCTCCCGATTGATCTCTGCGAGCATCTCCGGAAATGCGTTTTTGTAGGCACGGCACCAGAGGGGCTTAGACAGCATGAGATCGGTTTGCGCGAGCGCCCAGTAGGCATTATCCCGCAGGAATTCCACAGGCGTATACGTCGGGTCAAAGAGGCGCTTATCATGGCGCAGATCGCGTTCCATGTTGTTGATGCGGTCACTCATAAATATGGACTTATGGAGGAGATCATCCATCTCCTTTTTGTTGGCGTAGTAGTCCGCAATCGCAGCGTTTGCCTCCACGGCGCCGAGCTTATCCATCATCGGCCCGATGTTGGATGCGTTTTCGACGACCGGCCACAGCCGCCATCCCATGATTGCCATGGTAGAGTTTCGGCGCAGCGCCGCCATCGTCCGGCTGATTGCCGTTGCTGCACGGTCACTGCTGCCGTCCGCGGCGATTGCCCATGTATCCAGCACCCATTGATCGAGGCTGTTCCAGAACGGCATGCCATAGGTCGATGTGACGTATGCCTTAAACTCTGCATTCCGCACGATGCGATGTACGTCGCGCGCCGCGATGCGGAACGCGATGTTATGCGCGGCGTTATAGACATGCTCTTGCAGGACGCGGAATTCGAGGAGCAGCGGTTCTTTGACATCGTTCTCCGAGCGCTCCTTTACATGGCTGCGCCCAGTCCCGAGGACACGCGCCCCTGCGAGGGTCTTTTGCGCCTGATCTTCGACCTCCTTTTCCTTTGCCTGCGTCGATTTCTCCGGATTGTATTTCAGCGGATAGTATCCGCCCCGCAGGGTTATTTCCTTTCCGTCCGACGTTTCGACGCGGAATGCGGATGCGGGGACTTTGCCGAGATGCGATCCGTTGAGTTTTTCTTCAACTTCGGCGGTCTCTTTCCAGAATGTATCCACGAAATCCCAGATCTGCTGCACGGCCTTCCAGTCGCGCTCTGTCATGTGCTTTGCGAATACTCCCTGCACGTCGAGCCGCTGACCGATACCGTCGATGACGCGCTTGCGGTTGGTCTCCGAGCCCCAGTTGAGTGCGAGGCAGAGGATGTTCTCCTTGCTGAGCTTATCGCCGCCGACGTCGATGTTGCGGTCTTTCCACTCCATGCGCTCTTTTTTGGAGTAGGAGGAGAGGATGCGCTCGAGCTCTTTTTGACTTTGCCCGAGGAGTTCCGCTTCCCGCATCTGTGCCCGCTCGTATGTCCCGTAGAGGTATCTGTGTGCCTCTTCGCCGAGCAGACGGATGAGGATTTCTGGCTTCATGAGCGGCATCGCGCCCTTTTGCCCGAGGATGGCCAGCTGCTCTCCGATTCCGGGGACCTTCGCGAGCCAATCGCTGTACCCGAGGCCGCCGGTATCCGGCGAGACCGGATGCTGTACGACGCCTTCGGGCGTCAGGCTTGTTGTCGACGCGAGGATTTCCCGGACAATATCGTCAAAATCCTTTCCGCCGACACTGAGCATGCGGTTCTTGTCGCGCCCGATGGTATAGAGGGCCTTTAGCATATTGACAGCCTGCGAAAACTCACCGAGCTTCATCTTCCGATAACTGCTGTTCTCCTTCGAGAGCATTTCGAGGATCTCTGTCGGTGCGTCTGCATCCATGTCGAGGTTGTTCTTGTAGCTTTCAAAGAGCGCGCCAAGTTCGACATATCCCTCCGGCTTTTCAATATCACTCCCTTTGAGCCCGAGGAGGTACGCGATATGATGGAGCCAATAACGTTCCGCAGCGGCAAGGCGTACCGTCCGCGCGCCAAGTTTACGCTGCACGTCGGCTTTCATCTGATTCAGTTTTTCTTCGTTCTTTGTCGCTTCATAGGCACATGCGGCCGCAAGCGCCTGCTGTTCCTTCTCCGCATAGGCGATATCCCAACGCTCCTGTGAGAGCGCCTTATCCACCGCCCGAGCATGCTGCCTTTCCTTGCGGCGGAAATATGCAGGATTACAGGATTCGCTGATCGGCAGATCGGCGAGCACCATGCGGGCCTGTTCACGGATAAATTTATCGTTCTCCCAAACCTGCTGATCAAAGTTCTTGCGCCGCCATGTTTTCTCATTTTCCCTGCGGAGGGATTCCCGCACGCTTTTATAGTTTTGATTCCAGAACGCCTGCAGCTTCTTCTGCATTTCTTTTTTGCTGGTCGCACTGGTTATATCTTCGAGGCGCTTATATTCTTCCGGCGTCCACTTCCCGCTGCTGCGCAAGTTCTGCACGGCCGCCATGATTTTCTTCATTGCTTCGCCGCCCTGCTCTTTGCGCAGGTCTGTATTCTCCGGCACATCATTCAGCGCATCTTCGACGCCCTTTACCGCATCCTGGATGCGGTCATCGAGACGGCGCATCAGCCGCTCTTTGGCACGCATGCCCGCCGCTTCGAGCGCAACGCGCCGATGATAGGCCTTCGGGGTCTGCATCGCCTTTGCGATATTTTCATCCGTCAGCCGTGCCTGCAGGATTTCTTTGTCGAGTCCGTGCGCGTATTCATCCATGTACTCTGTGAGTTCTGTCTCAAGAGACTTCCGTTTTGCACGTGCTTCTTTGTACGCCTGCATTGACGGGAACCAGTTGCCGATGATTGCCTCTGCTTCTTTCCCGCCGTTTTTCAGCGCCATTTCTGCGAGGTAGACCGGATCGCTTTCGAGCTCCTCCCGTTTGCGGATGCGCTCAGCTTCAACCTTCTCGTTGTATTCCTCCCGCGCTTCTTTTTTCAGATCTTTCATGACCTCTGTACGCAGGCGGTCTTCTGCGTCTTCGCGGGATTCTTTCAGCCATTTCTGATAGGTCTCTGCGATGCTCTCACCGAGGAGGTTTTCGAGTGTTTCCTTTCCGCCGAGGCGTTCGATTGGGCGATAGCGCTCGTCCAGTTCCGCCGCCTTGATTTCCTCCTCCGAGGCAATCATGCGGGCCATGACGGCCTCGACCTCTGCAGATGGCTTTCCGCCGACGTTTTTCACAAAGTTATAGATTTTCCGCAGGAACATCTGGAACTTCCGGAATACGCCGCGCAGGGCTTTTGACGGGGATTTTCCTTCGCGCAGATAGATTTCGAATCCGCGCGCGAAACGCTCCTGCCGCCATCTCTCCTTTGCACTCTTGATTGCGACTGCATCGCCGGCCTTTTCCGCCGCGATGATTGCCGCCTCATGCTGCCGGAACTCCTCTGCCCACGGCGTATCCTTGTATTCCTCTGCCGCGCCCGACTTCCACTCCGCCCACTCGTTGACGGTCTCACGATCTTTCGCGGATGTCTCGTCCATTTCTGCGAGCTCGTCGAGGTCCGTCAAGAACAGATGCCCCATCTCATGGAGCATGGTCGATTCATTCGCGCCCTCAAAGAGCGTGATGATGCGTTTTCCATTCTCCTGCGATATTTCGCCGTAGACTTCTCTTTGGACAATCTGATGATAGATATTCGCATCATCTGCAGAGAATGCACCGCTGTTTTCAACGGACTTGATCTGGTTGGACTCAAACGGGATATAGACCGTGTGCTCAGTACCACCATGCTTCCCGCCGGTATCGCGGATTCCGTCATACCCCTTCTTCTGCAATAGTGAAGTCACCCAGTCAGGGATTGTCGTCCATGCATACGCAGTGCCGTTTTTCAGATCTTCTTCGACCATATCCACATATTCCATTGGGTCGAAAGAGTTTTTATCCCACACATCGACACCTTGCTCATACAGTGCTCGAGGTGCTTTCTTGGCGGCTGCGCGCAGACTGCGAATGAACATTTTAGTAACATGCTTTGATGTATCGAACGGATTCTTCATTGACATGAATACATGAAATACGCCTTCCTCGGTATAGTTTGGGTCTGCATAATACATCCCCTCAAACGTTTTTTCATCAACACCTGCAAGTTTCAGAACCTCAAGAAAATCCTGTTCGTTGCCAAATAGAGCCCCGCCGTTAAGCCACCCTTCCTCTAACGCACGGATTCCGTTATTATCGAATCTCTTTAGTGCGTAGGAAAAATTACCAAGCCCGTCATTCGCATCCTCATCATAAACAATGTTTCCATCATCATCTTCTGTGATATGGCGAGCGTTTCTGATAATCTCATCCCGCTTTGCAAACGGCAAGTACCCCCAATACCGGTAAAGCGGAATATCTTGACCGTTTTTCATTTTGATTCGGAATTGCTCTTCGTATGGTCGCCCCTCATCAGAAGTATCTTCCTTGCTCTGTGAATACCCTTCTGCGACCGAATAAAGATCAGTAAAATAAGCCATCGGGCCCGACGTCGCACGATCTTTGCGGAACACACTCCCAACGCGGTCTTTTCGTTTCGTTCCATGATAGACGACTTTGGGCTCGCCGTTCTCGTCCAGGACCTTGGAAGCAACCGTAGAATCCGCTTCCCAATCCCCGAACCATGCCTTGAACGCAGACGTACGCACCGCAAGCCACTGATCCTCCGTGAGCTTTGTATCCTCTCCGTTCGGGGCTTTCATCCACTGTGCTGTGCCTTCATACTGTTTTCGGACAGATTCTTTTTGTTCGGATGGAACATCAACCGCAGATTGATAGAAGCCTGGATTCTCCTTTTTTGCCGCTTCGAGATCGACTTCGGTCTTTACATTTTGTCCAACACCTGATACAATAAACTTAGATAAAGCATTGCTTATTGCAGCGACCGCCGGAGAGCCGTTCCGGTAGGGCTGCAGCCAAGCGATGCTTTTATTTTTATTGATATAGAGAACATTATTAGCCTTGAATTGTTTATCAAACCATTTCAGTGAGGGCTTATCTCCCTTTTTCCCTGCTGTTTTCCCAAACGCAGAATTAATTACGTTGACGATTCCACCGGTCGATTTAATATCCTTACCGATTTCAACCGGAGCAACAACCGTCGCCCCATTAGTATCTTTGAGTTCAACAACAAAAACATAGCTCCCCGCATCGTTCCCTCGTATAATCATCAGAGGGTCTGCCATCTTACGTGGGAGCTGACGCAGGATATCTAGTGTCATGCCCTTATGTTTCGGATTTACCGAATGCGCGAAGAAGCTGCCGAATACATGGAGCGAATCATATGGAATATTGATGAGCTGCATCACAAGCGGCACGTCCATCACGCGGAATAGTTTTCCGTCCTTTTTGGCTTTCCACTTTTTCTTATCCGCCGCATCATAACGGTCAATCAACGCGTTCCAGTTCGATTCATCCCGTGCAAGGCGTGCCTCTGCAGACTGCCCCGCCGTCTGATGTGTCCCCTCCTCCGTATACTTCCCGCCACTTCGGAGCCCAAACCGCTCCTGCATATAGTCCATCGCAGTGTAGTTCTGTTTGCCCTCTTTCTCACGCATCACACGGGCAAACTGATCTGCGTGATGTGCAAAGAGGAGCGCATTCATACGCGCCGCGCGCGACTGCTGTCCGCCGATTGCTTTCAGCTGCGCCATGATCTGACGATAGACGCTGTACGCCTCCGGAGAGAGCCCCGCCGTTCCCTTGATCTCGGCCGCATCGACCTGCATCATGCGGTCTTTGATGTTCTCAAGGGTCTGGATATAATCGTTCAGCTCGTCGAGCTGTCCTTTTGCCCCCTCCATTGCGTCTATGTCTTCCTGCGATGCCGGCGCCCATCCTTCGATTTTCGGCGCGGACGCATCACCGACGGTGAGCCGATAGGCAAGGTCCATGAGCTCGCCCTTACGCGGCGCACGACCGTTTTCTTTATAAAAATCCTGGTACCAAGGCTCATTATTGGACACACGGATTCCGCGGCCATCCTCTCCGTTCTGGATGATGTCAACACCGTTGCCCATGCCACGCTGCAACGCGTCCATTGCCGGACGCAGGAGTTCGTCACGGTCTGCCACAAATTCGTTATAGAGTTTCCGCCATCCGCTCGCAGGGCTATCCTGATCCTGCGTGATTGCCGCGATTGCCATCTCACGCTCGCTGCTGCGGCGCAGTTTCTCCTTGTCGCTTGCATGGTCCGGCGCTTCCGGGAACCATTCGTTTGTGATTGCATGGATGATGTCGGTCTTTGCCTTTATTGCGTTTTTCTGCGCCTGTTCAACTTCATCACTGAGGTCTTTGGCATTCTTTTTCATGCGCGCCAAAGAATCCGTCTCCGGAGAAAAGGATACGGATTCGAGGAGCTGCGGGGATGCCGCAGACTGCGCATATTTTTCAATTGGGACAAAAAGATGCCCACCGTTTTTGATTGTATTCTCTAGCTCTTCATCACGGATGCCCGCGGCCTTCGCCACCTCTTTCAGGTCGGCAAGGCCGTTTTCTTTTTGCAGAGCCGTTTCGGTGTCGATGTAGGCATTTTCAAATCCAGTGCCGCTGGCCTGCGCACGAATGATCTTCTGCTGTACGTCGGGCGCGGTCTGCTTCAACTTTGCACTGGATGCGACCTGCTGCAGACGGTCAAGCATGATTGTCCCTGTCATCGTCCGCTGTGCGGCGATATCTTCGCGCGTCTTTTCCGAGGAGAGCCACTGCGCATGACGTACGACGCCGGGAACGGCGCCGACGGAGGACGCCATGCCGAACCCGAGGCCGACCGGGAACGCCTCTGCGCCGGAGACAATGGCATTAACCGTCATGTCTCCTATGCTGTATGCCTTATCTGCCGCACGGCCATCGGAGGATGCAACAATGCTGTTATGGATGAGATCATCGGAGATGGACTGCGCGCTTTCCTCCGCGGATTCTGTGCCCGCGATTTTGAGCGCGTCTTTGATGTGATTCTTCGCAAAGGCCGCGACGGATTCCCGCTTGCCGATATCATATTTTGCCTGATCGACGATTTCGCGGATCGCCTTTTCTGCGTATCCTTCTGCCCCTTCTTTTCCAAGGAGATTCAGCCCGCGAAACTGCTTTGCGACAAGTCCAAAATTCGCCGTCTCGATTGCCGCGTTTGCAGCGCCTCCGACAAGCGCATACGCGCGTGCCTGGTCATCAGTAAGGAGAGGATTCCCATCCACATCCTTCATTGCGCGGTATTGCTCGAATCGCGCACCGATCTCAGGCTCCGCCATCCCGCGAAACACGCCTTCACGCATTCCCGCACCTGCGGCCGCACGGATGAGCTGATTTCGCGAAGCATTCGCGAATGTTGCACGCGCGGCAGAAGTGATTGCCGTACGCGCAGACATAGACCGCATCACGCCTGCAGCGAAGCCGACGCCTGCGCCTCCAACACCACCGATCAGTGTTCCGCCGCCCGGCTCGATTGCCGTACCTGCCGCCGCTGTTACGGCCGCGGTTGCCTCCGCCATGATGAGGCCGTCGCGGATGCCTTCGCGTACGCTTTGCAGCATCTCAGGCCCCGATGCCGCCATCCCGCCTGCAATCGCCGCGAGAGGATCATCCCAAAAGGACGGCATTGTCTTTGTGTCCTCTTCGATCATCTTGTCGAGGTCTGCTGCGCGTTGGAGGTCGTTATCGTCCGCTGTGCCGAGGAATACCTTATACATGAGATTGTTAAATTCGAGCCTCTTATTTCCGAGTTCGAGGAAATGCGTGAAGGTCTCCACAATCCCATGCGTTTGACGCACGGATTCGATATCATGGAGGGCAAGCGCAGCATCACGCGGGTTCATTTTCGCGATATCGCGGATCTCCGGGAACTCCTGCCAGACGGCTTCCATTGAGAAGTTGTCCTGCATCAGTTCCCGCTTTTTTTGTGTATAGTCGTTGATCTTGAGCGCCTGCTTGTAGGCGATATCATCATCGATAAAGGAATCCGCAGAGATTCCCGTATTTGCTTCAATCTCGCGGGCCTTGCGCAGTTTCTCTTCATCCGTCATGAAGTAGTTGACAAAGGTCTCCGTGCCGCGCAGGTCTTGTGCAAACTCGCTTCCCTCGTCTGCACTCTGTTCGATTTGGCTGCCGATATAGGAGCGCAGGGGACGTGTCGTGCGGTCTGCTACGATGCGCACAGGAGACAGCACAAAGTCCGCTGCCGAGCTGCCGAGTTCGTCCACGGTTTCCTGCACATCCGGGCGGTTCATGAATTCATGACGCGGTTCATTGGACGCCATACGTTCATCGAGGAATTGCCCGTAAGCATTGGCAAATCTTGTTCCCGATGTAATCGCCGTGGTCACTACGTCATTTGCCGTATCCTTTACGGCGTCCCATGCCTCACCCGCAGCATCCCATGCCTTTTCATAGAGCGGTTTCGCCGCTTCTGCTTCCGCCGCTGCGCGCTCTTGTTCCTGCTCCTGTCTTTTTTCCTGCCGCGCATTCGCATCGCTTAGATATCCTTCAAGGTCAAACGCCATGATGTTCTCCTTTAGTCTATGCCCTGCTCTTCTTCGCCTTTATTTTCTTCCGGGTAGTAATACGGCAAACTCATCACGTCACTTTTTGCGAGCAGAGCCGTTGCCGTGATCGGGTCTGCACCATGCGCAATGAGATTTTCATAGGCCTTTTTCCAGCCGCCGTTTGGATCTTCCATATCATCTGTGATGGCCGACCATAGTTCTTGATTGTTTTGCAGTTCCTGAAACTCTTCGCCGAACCATCCTGCATTATCGAGACGCAGCGCCGCATTTTTATAATCAATGAACTGATCCGATGAGATTTTCCCACCGGTCATGATACGTGCGTTCATTTTTTGCAGGCTTTCAAGGTCCTTATCCGGCTTATAGTTTCTTCCACCGCCGCTTCCCGCGCCGTGTGCTGTGCCCGTATTCTTGTTGACGTGGTAATATTGAGCAATCGCATTCTCAAGGCCATTACGCTCCGTCATGTCAAGGTCCTGCGCATTCAGCATAGAGATTGCTCCGCTGTAACTTCCCGCATTCTGTGCGGCCTGCATAATCCCATCGATATATTGGTGACGCTGCTGCTGATATGCTCTCTGCAGATCTCCGCCCTTTGCTTCGATCAGCTTCATAAGACGGTCACGCTTTTCCGGGTCATAGGCACTCACGCGCCCGCTATTCTTTGGACGGATGACCAGTGCAGGAACAAGTCCGCCGCCAATTTCGACGCTGTCCCCGTGTGTGACTTTTCCATTGCCGCGTATATAGTTCCCGTTCTCATCGGTATAATCCGCGGCACTCGATGAGTTCCCGAATACGCCGCCCTTTCCATCGGAGGCAAGAACATGATGTGCATTCTCCGGATCCGACATATCCGCACCCGGCGGGGAATAGATGATCGCAGCTCCCGCCGGGATATCCATGCCAGAGGTATACGGTTCAACGACCACAGAATCATCCGCACGTGCATCTCTTAGGAGTGTCGGCACATAGAGAACGCCCTTTTCTGCCTCTCTTGCGCAGAATCCGGAGAGCGGTCCCGTCCCCTTGAGATAGGCTTCTACGCAGCCGTCGCGTTTGTTGTCCATCTCTTTCCCGAGGATTCCCGCAAAACTGCGTTCCACATCTGCAGGAGAAGCCCCCGCCGCTTCTCTTGTTGCCTCTCTCCCGTATCGCTCATCTGCATACTCATAGGCTTTCGTCAGATTAAGCGTCTTACCATCCCAAACACCAGGCATCTTGAGGATCTCATCTGCCTCTGTATCCATCTCTTTTGCCTGCTGCTTTTGCTTTCCAACGCGGGCGAGCTTCCAATAGGTCGTCTGATCCATATCCGGTCGAAACTGATTCAGTATCTGATCGGCGCGGTCATAGTCCTCGTTTTCGAGTGCCGCACCTGCCGCCGCCGCGGCGATATCGGTTACCATCTTTCGCCGCTCTGTTGCCAGCTGCGCTCCGGGCCATCCTTCCTGCTGTGCACGTGCCTGCAGGAGTACGTCGCCGTTCTTGACGTACATTGTTGGTGCTCCATTCACCTGCCATGTCAGCGCCGCCTGCTGTGCATTGGTTGCGAGATTGGACGCAAATGTCGCCTGCTCGACCTCTTTGCCCTCCGCCATCTCTTTCGAGGCTGCGATGCGCTGGAAGTTCGCCATGTTCTCGTTGAGGTTGCCCTTGAGCGCAAAGCGCACACGGTCGTTATAGTTTTTGCTGACCTCTTCATAGGTCTTGTTGATTGCGTCTGTTGTACGGTCGATGAGCCCCTTTGCATTCTCTCCAACGCCCGTGGTAAATAAGCCCTGCTCTCCATAGAGCTGCTGCGTGAGGCTTGTCATGATCTCGTTGCGGGCCTTCATGACGTCGGCGGCGTCCATATCGTCCTGCCGCTGCGCCATGACTTTATTCACCTGTCCGATTGCGGCGGCCATCTTATCATAGCCTTCATCACCGCTTGTACCGTAGGCATGCACATCGCCTGATACGCGTACCGCCGGCGGGTGCATGGTATTCGGTTCAACGGCCTGTTGATAGGTCGAGAATTTCATGTGTTACCACCTCCCGAGCGGCTTATAGTTTTTCAGGATGAGGCCCGTATCTTCGGTATTCCTAAATGGTTGGAAGAAAGACGATGTATTGTATCCGGCCGGCGGCGTCGTGAGAGGATTCGGCCCTGCCTGTTTCGCCGTTCCCGCACTCTTCCACGGCTGCGCGGCGCCGTATACGCTTGCGGCCGTTCCGAGGATCGTTGAAAGTCCCGTCATCCGTGATGTGCGGCGCGCCTGACGCAGGACATTTCCAGCGGCCGCATTGGACTGATTTGCCTGATTGATATAGTTGCTCTCCGCAACGCGCGAGCTGTAATTGTCGTTGCGCTGATTCATCAGGAGGTTTGCCGCATCCTTGTTGTAGGCGTCATATCCAGACGACAGGATATCCATCGCAGAGCCTCCGAAGTTCAGCCCGGCCGCTCCAGTCTCTGCACGCTGCGCCCCTTCTGCAATCCTGCGCCGGGCCCGCAAGGCCTCCTGCTGCTGTGCATAATTATCCGCGATCTGCTCCTGCTTTCGATTTTCAATGCGCGCGTTCTGCTGTGCCGCATCCGCCTGTGCACGGTACATGGACGCCTGCGCATTCGCCTGCGCTCTTATTTGCGCCTGCTGTTGCCGATATTGGAACAGTCCGCTGAGTGCCGTGAGGCCTGCTACCCATCCGCACATGTTATTTCCTCCCTTCGCTTTCAATGGTAAATGGGATAAATTGTTCTCCGCCGATTGTGATTTCCCGGTGGAAGATTGCGCCGCAGTATTTCAGCCACGCAATCGCATCTTTGTTAAATGCCCCGACGGCGTTGTAGAGGACGCCATATTTCTTTGCCCATTCAGTCAAGATGCGCTTGGATTCGACGGCGAACGCATAGCGATTTTCTTTGATGCGATCTGTGCCGAGGCACCAGATGAGACGCCCCGCCATCCCCGGCAGTTCCCGATATCCCCATATGGCGATCAAACCGCTGCGGTCGAAGGCTGCAAAGCATTCCTCCGACAGGAATACGGAATCGTATACTTCGTTTTCAATGGACCCGCTTTCCGCAACGCCCGCAGCGAGTTCCCTGCGGTCCGCAGCGCGCAGTTCTCCGATGAGCGTCCGGACAAGCTGTTCTTTTTTCTTCTGTTTTGTGATCTTCTTGATCTCGTAGTTAGCCACCGAATGATACCCTCCTTATGATTGCCGAGAGGCTGAACGGATAGGGGGTGTCATGCGTAATCACCGTACGCCCTTCGTTATTCCATCCGCCGGCCGGCAGGGTTACTTCTTTGTCCCCGGTATAGAGAATGTTTTCATCGAGCTCCATGCGTTCGGGGTCATAGACGATATCATCCTGCCGCGCTGCGCTTTGACCGATACGCCCGCCATAGGATTTCGTAAGACGCAGGATTACGTTTGTGACTGTTTTCCTGCGTCCTTGTACGGTTCCGCTGTCGGTGTTTCCGACATCCCAGTTCGGCTGTTCGAGTGTCATGGTATAGGGCAGGCCGACGGTGATTCTTTTCGCGGCCTGCGGCAATTTCGCGTCTGCATTCATCGTTATCCCTTCATAGAGATACCCATCCGCCATGATGACAACATGCTTTCCATCGAGGATATCTTTACCGGGGATCTCTGTCTGCGCCGCAGGATAGGTCACTGTAACGGCCGCATCCTCTATGATATAGTCTTGTTCGGATTCCGATTCTCCGTGCGGGGCAAAGTATTCGAGATAGCGGACGGTCTTTCCGCCGATGCTGCGCTCGACAACAGCATAGATTCGATCATTGTTTCCGGCATTGACGGCGCAGACGGCCTTATATTTTCCGTCGGTGACAAAGTGGCTCCACGCATAGACTTTCTGGTCAATGACATAGGTCAGGCAAAGCATTTGCCCGTCATCGGTGACAAAATAAACGAGACTGTCCGGCTCCTGTGCATAGGCGGCGCTGACAATTTCCCGCCCTCGCAGCAGATGTTTTGCGAGGAGGGTCAAATCAATGCCGATATAGCCGTCAGTCTCATAGGAATACCCGGTATCCCGGATGATGGACCCGCGGCGCTGGATGTAGATAATGCGGTTGCCGATGCGCAGCGGAGGCACGCCGCTGCATCCGTAGTTCTCCTGATTCTTCGGGGTGATGTTCGTCGGCTTTACGGTCTCCCCGCCCGCAATGGTCCACGTATTTCCGTCCGTGAATATAACAAGATCATTGCCGACGTCCATATGGCTGATGCTGTACGCCTGCCGCGATAGGAGGTCTGCCGTGACGGCGCTGTCATCGGTAACGGTGCCGGATTCTTTTTCGACGCCGAAATTCTCGTAGTCACCGCTCCGGCTCATCCAGAGACGCTGCGGATATTTTCTGCACCCGCCGAAGCAAAGGCGATCCTGGAAAAACGCCGCGCAGCGCGGATATCCGTTGATTTTGCTCCACGCGCCCCAATACCAATCTGCCGTTTCCTCTAGGCCGCCGAGGATCTTATCCACTTTGGCAGATGCATGCTGTGCATCGGTTACGCCGGTAATGGTCACATATCCCTCATGCCGATAGGGATAGGCAGAGAGATCGGCGTTGCATGTTCCGCCGGTAATCCTTGTGCGGATGCGCAGGAGGCTATATTCATCCACGTCTCCCGATTCTGTGGGGTTGTAGTCGTTAGTCGACGTATAGGTGCGCAGGTCAACCCATGTGTTTCCGTCGTCTTTGGACTGCTGCACAATGACCTGCCCGGACCATGTTCCGTGCGTGATGATTTTCCATGTTTTCCCAACAATGACGCTTCGCGTATACATGTACTCATCATCTATCTTAAATTCGCGTTTGTAGCCATTGCTCAAGGAGATTTCTATTTTCTGTTCTCCTTGTATTCCGTCAATGCGTAGGACAAAAACTTTTTCGTATCTATCCCCGTTAATCGTAGATGGCAGGGTCATCGAATCTTCCCAATCTCCCGCCCCGCTTTTGCTCCATATATCTGTCCATCTGTAGTATCTTGTTTTTTTAAAAATTGCTATTTTATAGCTTGAATACGCATTGACCGTTACATTGCAAGATCCTGTTCCGGTCTTTTTGATCTTACATACCGTTCCCGCCGATGCCGAAATTTCTTGTGTTGTATATGATTTAACGCTTGCCCCGGCGGATACGGATACCGTTCCCCCGTTGACATACTGTTCTATTTTCATAGTGTCGCCGATGCGGTCGTCCGTGAATATGTCTTTCGCCGCGGTGATCTCGATGTTTCCGTCGCGTCCGGACGGTTCGATTGTTGCCGCTTCGTCGCTGTTGATATCCCCATACGCCATGCGCGTCCATGCGATCTCTGAGATGCGCCAATTCTCTTCGCTGTACCGTGAGAGTTTCTGAACCGGGAGTCTTCCCGAGCAGATATACATAACATCGACGGACTGCACAAAGCGTAGGTTCCGGAGGTCCCCTGTTTCAAACGGCGTTTCAAGCTCGACGGGCAGCCGGTTCCCATCCCGCCATATGCGGATGTACTTTTCCCCGATTTCAAGGAGATAGGTAATTTCTACGGTGTACTCAAATCGTACCAAGATCGCGTCGCGGTCATCGTATTTCATGCGGCCGGCATAGATGCTTCCCGGTCTTTTGTATACGGGCCCATAGGGACGGATGATTGCGTTCTCCGCCTGCAGCAGGGCAAGCTGATATTTTTCAAGGTCGACGCGCGATGCGACTTCCCCGGAGATTTCTCCGCCCGTAAATGCGGGCTGAATGGCATAAAACGGCCGCGGCTCTGCCATGATGTGTGCCTCCTGTCTTTACGAAAACCTCTCGTTTGCGTATTTGTTTGGATACTGCGTGCGTCGCTCTTTTTCGAGGACGCTATAATATCTCGCATTTGCAACGGCCTGCTGCGCCAGCTGCATATGCTGGACGACGATATTCGCATTCCCCGTAATTCCCATAGCGATAGAGGATGCAAGGAGATGCGTAAGTGCTTCCGTGAACTCTTCGCTGAACAGTGCCGGATCTTTTATATCGTCTGTGTACTCCGCCCATGCTTCTTGTACATCGGTCGCGATTGCCTTTCGTCCGCCGCCGAGCGTCACGATCTCAAAATCCTGCCGATCTGTTTCTTTCTTTCGTGCATGCTCATTGTCATAGACATAGAGGACACTGAGACATTCGGCCGGATAGGCATAGACGGCATCCCATCCGGGAATGCTGTCCGTATATGCCGCAAGCTTTGCGATGCATTTGGCAAATCCCCACGGATACGCCGTCAGCATGCGGCGCCGGTCATGGTCATAGTGGATTTTGCACTTTCGCGCTTCTTCGCTCTCATCGTCAATGCTGTTGATTCTCCCCTGCCCGATGTAGGAGAGTGCCATGTTGCAGATCTCTGTGCTGTTCATTTGGATACCTCCTTGCCATAGTGTCATAGCTGTTATGGCACTATGGCAAAGGCAGAAGGTTTTTCCTTCTGCTCTTTCCCGCCCTGATCGGGCACATGGTTATCGATCGATGTTGTCGTCGAGGACAAGGCCTGCGGTAACGGTTCCCTTTGTATAGGTGCTCGTCCCCTTGATGCGCAGATAGCCGAGGTTGCCGCGCGGCAGGTGCACCGAAAGCGGTACCTGATCATAGGTGCCGAGTGTCTTCGGCGACGCGAAATTCTCCGTTGCCGAGGTCTCGAGCACGGTCTTAAATGTTCCCGTCCCCGCACCCTTTACGCGCAGGACGAGGATCGTCGGGTCGCCGGCATCCCCGGGGCCGACCTTCAGAACATCGGAATCGACGTTCCCGTTCGTGAGGGGCTTTGCGTTATAAAACAGGGTTTCTCCATCCAGAATCGCCATGGTGTTTTTCCTCCTTCCGTCATGCCGTTGCGACGCCGGTCTCCTCGTCGGAGATGGCATCGCACTTTTTGATCTCAATCCCACCGAAGTAGAGGCGCGGCACATCCGCCTGCAGCTCCTGCCGCGTGATGTGAACGTTGTTCTTATCGAGCAAATAAATCTCGAACCAGTTGTAGAGAGCCTCCGAAACGTACATGATAACCTTCTTGTCGCGGGACTGCAGGTTACGGATACGGTTCTTTGCGGTGACGAACTTCTCAATGAGCTTGAGCTTGTCATCGCTCTTCATGGAGCCGGTGATCTTTTCCACGTCGATGTTGCGGACCGCTGCATTGGCGCGAATATCGCCAACAGCAGCGTACAAGTCTTCGATGAAGTCCAGCTTTCCAGTTAAAGAGTGTGACGAGTGCCTGATACTCCTTGCCGTCGGGGTCGGTTACGGTCTGTTCGCCAAGGTCGCGCTGCGTGAGACCTGCCTTCGAGTTCTTCGGGTAGATACCGTTCGTTGCGTGCGTCCCCCAGCCTACGAGGAACGCGGACGTGTTCTTTGCGCCGGCGTTCGCCGTCATGCCGCCAATGACCTGATAACCTGCGGTGTTCTTCTCTCCGCCGATCACGGGATAACGCATCGAGAGACCGTTAAAGGTATCGAGGTCATCGTCTGCGTTGCCGTAGAAGATGTTTGCCGCAATCGCATCGGAGAATCCACCGACGAATGCGGCGTCCTCGCTGCGGCGGAACTGCTCGCCGTTCGAGGCAAGCGCGATCTCCTCGATATCCACGCAGGAGCGATCCTCGAGGATGATGCAGGTGTCCTGCACCTGCTTTGTCGTGGACTTGTGCCGACTGACACCGCGATTGATGCGGCGCACCGAGGGCTTCGGCATGGATGTACGGATGGTGGTGCGGTTGCCGGTCGGCAGGTTGCCCATCTTCCACGTGATATCATCCATGATCGGATTCGAATTGAGGAGCGATTCGATAATGAAATCGATGCTCCCGTCGGGTGCGAGGCGTTTCCGAAGGTCGGAAAGCGTCAGCGCCTGCGAGCCAAGTGTTGCCATAGTTGTGTCCTCCTTTTAGGTGTACTTCTTGAAATCGGTATTGGGGTAAATGGATTTCTCCACTCCGGCCCCTCCGGAGCGGTCCCCGCCATCCTCTCCGATGAGGTCGCCGAACGCCGCCATGAGACGAATCATCTCAACGCGGTTTCCGGCTCCCGTCTCATTGAGCATGGCCGTAAGGCCCGGGATTTTTTCGGCGAGCGCATTGCGTGCAGCGGCTGCCTTCGCAACCGTAGCGTCGAACTGCCCGCCGAGCTGCGTGCGCGCCTCCTGTGCCCATCCTTCCTGCGTTTCGCGGATGGCCTGCACGGCCGCATCGACGCCCTGCTGCATGTACTGCATGCCGTATGCGGCAATAGTGTTTGCCTGCTCCTGCGAGAGACCTGCCTTTTTGGCAATCTCCCCAAACGCCGCCGCAGACTGCTCGTCATAGTCCATGCCTTCGGGAACAATCCCCTTAAAGTCATAGGCCTCCGGTACGCCCGCGGACTGTTCGGGTGGATTCTCCCCGTCGCCGCCGAGAATGGTCTCTGTGCCGCCTGCACCACCGAGATTTTCCTGCGGTTTCCCGCCATCCCCGCCGGCCTCTGCGCCGCCCGAGTCGGATGCAGCAGGTTCCGCAGCACCCGCGCCGCCGTCCCCGCCATCGCTTTCTTCTGCGAAACGCTGCAGGTCGAAGATCCTCTCTTCTGTCATATGGTTTCCTCCTTCTTGTCTACCGCCGAGATCATCTCTTTGATCTCCTTCATCAATGCGTGATACTCGCTTTCGGCTTTCTGTTTTGCCGCGAGCGCCACGAGGTCATCTGTGATGATGTTTTGTATATGCAGTCCTACGCGCCGCTCCCCCTCCATGACGAGCAGGCGGTTGACATTATCTTCCGGGAACGATCCGCCTCCTATGAGGTGACAGCGTTCGAAGAGCCGCATTAGGAACCATCGTCCCTCCGGCGCGTCGAGCAGATAGAGGAGGGCCGCACGGTCTTTGGATTCGATCTTTTCCGCAGCAATGCGCCGCATCTTATCCGCGGAGCTGATTTCGTATTCCATGGATTCCTCCTATCCGACCTGCGTCATACCAAGGAGCTGCTGCAATGCCGGATTCCCATCCTGCGCGGCTTCGGTTGCATTCTTTGCCGCCTGTGCAGCGGGCGCCGCCATCTGTGCCATGGCCGCCGCCTGCTGCATCTGCCGTTCCTCCTCTGCAGCTTCTTGCTTTTGCTGTTGGATTGCCTGATATTCGTCGTCGGTCCGCTTGATTTTCGCGGGGGCGCCGACCATGCCGATGTAGCTGTTTGCGGTTTCGTTCCAGTCCATCTTGTCAAGGATGTCCGGATAGAATTGCGCAATCTGCGCGATGAACGCTACGGCCTGCTCGATGTTGACCAGTCCGCTCATCTTTTGTGCCTGTGCAAGCGGACTGATGTACTCAATCTTGATTTCCTGATCGCGCAGGATTTCTTGCGCTTCTTCGTCCTCCGGCTCCGGGAACATGCGCTCCCGGTCGAGAATGTTGTAGACACGCTCGATGATCCGCCCGAGGAACTCGAACTGCATGCGCTGCACAACAGGGCCGAGGATGTTCATCTTCTCCTGCGTGCGTTCGAGGACTTCGCGTGCGGTCATGGCCTTTTCTTGCTGATCCAGCATCATGAAGAGGTCGGCGCTGTACGCGCGCTTAATGCGCGTGGTTACATCCGCGACGACCTCGCGCAGATGGTCGAGGTTTCCCTGCACCTGGAAGAGGGGCGTTACCGCATCTTTTTCCTGCACAAACGTCTTTCCGGCCGGCACCAGATTGATGCCCTTTACGGCCATGCTGTCATCCGCTATGACCGGCGGCTTTACTGCCAGCTCGACCATGGTCAGCTTGTCCTTTTCAAGGAGATGCAGGATTTTCGCATCGCCTTCCGCGAACCAGCCGGGCCCCTTGCCATAGCTGTCATTGCCGGAGATGAGATACCGCGCCACGGGCACGGGCCATTCGTGGAACCCGCCGACGTGCAGGAATTCATCTTCCGTGCTCCCCTCTACGTAGTAGATAGAGGCGTAGGGCAGATGGAAGTTGCCGAGTTTCTTCGGGTCATAGTTCCGGTTGGGGCTCACGTACCAAACGACGGTATGATTCGCCTTGATTCCCGGGCCGTTTGCAAGTTCTGCGCGGATGTTGTCCGGCACGTTTTCCGCACCGAATTTGTCCACGAGCTGCGCGGCGCTCATCTTGTAACGGCGGCAGAACGTTTGAATGCTTCCGTCCGGCCCATTCTCCATGGCATAGCTGCCAATGGGATACGGAACAAAATGGACGCCATATTGGCGGTCGGGGAATATTCCGAGCGGTGCTTGCCCGAACGCGAGCTCGAGGTAGCAGCTGTGGACGGCGGTGTAGAAGTTGCTCTTTTCGAGCACGTCCGCGATGATGTCCATGCGCTCGTCAAGGATCCTGCCGAGGTCGGAGTTATCCTTGAGGTCGATGTTGGCAAAGTCGAGGCGGAACCATTTGCGGCTGGGCGGCGTAAGGCCTCCCATGACGCCCGCCGCAAATATCTGGTTGCTGTCCCATGCGCAGTTATGCCAGACGTTGGTATCCTTGCGGCTTCCCGCATTGCTCTCATCATCCATGCCGTCAAAGCTCCCGAGATACGGCAGCTGATATTCGCGGATGGATTTCCATCTGGTCTCATAGGTGCTGCGCTTATCGATGAGCTGCTTGACTGTCTGCTGCACTTCCTTGCGGCTGATGGAGAGACGCGCCGCGAGGTCGCTTGCACGGATGAGCGGGGGCAGGCGTGCTCCCTGCATGATTTGTTCCTGCATATTTCCTCCTTATCCGAGGGTTGTGCGTCCGCCGCCATTGGCGAGCGTTCCGAGAATGGTTTCACGGTCGCTGCTGAGCATTGTCGATGCACGACCGCGGCGCCTGCGCTGACTTGCAGACGCGTTATCCTGCGATCCGATATCCGATGACTGTACGGCCGTCGGTGCCGGGTCTACTTTCGGCGGCGGTGTATAACTCACGCTGCTGCCGCCTCCTCCGCTGCACATAGGATCACCTCCTTTCGGTGTCTTGATTCCAGGCACTCCTTTTCAAAAGGGGTCATAGTCGGTGTTGCACATGGTATCTTGCCGGCCGCTTTCAACGCGGACGGGATATGCAAAAGTAAGGGCGAGCGCATCCGCCTTGTTGGGCGATGCGAGCCCGCGCTTTTTCATATCCTCCTTGCTCTCGAGTTGGAGCTTCCCGCTCCGGTTCATAAACGCTTCGGGACCTGCGAGGTCATCGCGGAGCTGTGCATCGTCCGGCAGAGCGCCGATGGTCTTAATCCAGTCCTTCATCTCTGACCACATTTCCGCGCGCTTGTTGGCGTAGTAGGGGTCCCGCGGTTTCGCGGCAAAGGATACGAGGTTCCATGTCCGCCTCATGTTGCGGCCGACGGAATAGATGCCGGTGCCGTAGCCCTGGTCGATGTTGACCGCCGCGGCACGGTATTGGTCCTCGAAATACGCGATGATCTCCGCCATGTGGACGTCATCATCGTTTTTCTGGTAGGTCGCGAGATGCTTGCACATGGAGCCTTGCCGGAGGAATATCTCGAGGCTGTCCTCTCCGGTCCATGCAGGATCAACGCCAATAATGACGGGGGCAAAGTCGAATTCGTGCTTGTGGATTATGCGCTTTGTCGCCTCTTCGATGAGCGCGCCCGAGATGAACTGCAGTTCGGAGGCCGACGGGAATTCGCCGCGAACACGGACTTTGAAGAAGTCGCTGTCCTCTCCTCTGGTCTCCTGCCATTCGGCAATGAGATCTTTGTTGCTGATTGCAACGTCGCGGCTGTCGATTTTCCTGGTTCTCCAGAGTGCGCGGTCACGGTGAAAGCAATCGTAGAAGCGGCCGCTGGTACGGGTCGGATTGCCGAACGCGCACCAGATGATCTCTGTGTCCGCGTCCGTCATCGCGCCCTCTGCAACTTCCCAGATGATGTTTGCGATTGCGGATGCTTCGTCAAAGACAAGGAGAATGCGGTTCCCCTGATTGTGCAGACCGGCGAATGATTCGCTGTGATGCTCGTTCCATGGGATTGCGTCAATCCGCCATGTCTTTTCATGGCCGGGGGTGTTGGAGAAAATCGCGGTGGCCGTGTAAGTGAACATGTGCTTTGCGATAAAGCACTCATACCATTTGGACAGCTCCGCCCATGTCTTGCTTTTGAGCTGCGTGTCCGTGTTGGCCGTGATGATGCCGCGGGTATCTTCATGCGTTGAGATTGCCCAGAGGATGATCCATGCAACGAGCGCAGATTTTCCAATGCCGTGTCCGGATGCGATTGCTTCGCGGATGACTTTCCCGGGTGTCTTTAGCCCGTTGCGGATATCTGCGAGAAGGTCCAGCTGCCAGTCCTGCGGCTGCTGGCCTTCGAGCTTATCCGCGCCCCACGGGAATGCGCCATGGACGAATGCCACGGGGTCATAGGCGAGTTCGGCGAGGAAATCAATCATGCTCTGCTGCGTTGTCTGCTGCATTTTTGATCCGTTCCCTTGCCTCTTTGAGTGCCTGCGCTGCGTTTACGGTGATCTCTCCGCTGATTTTGGTTTCCTGCCGGTCGGCGTATACGTCCGGTTTTGCGCCTTTGAGCAGGAGGATGAGGAGTGCATCGCTCTTTTTCCGGTAGCTGCCGACCCGCTTGCCCTTGTAGTAGATGCCGCATTCGTCGCCTTCGACGGCGGGGCGGCGGGCTTCTTCTTCGAGGAGGTCGCCCGCCATCTCTTTTGCCTGTGCGAATCCTTTTTTGTATTCCGGATCTTCTTTGAGCCAGTTGTAGTGCGTCTGCCGCGTGATGCCGCACGCCTCCGCCGCAGCTCCGATGGTTCCCTCCGCGATATAAGTATTTAAGAATCTATTTTTTTGCTTGCTGTTTACGAATCTGTAAACTTGCTTTGCCATTTCCAGCGTCCTCCTTTCCCTTGCGCTGTCTGCGTTTACGGCTGTTTTTGTCCGCGGTCATTTTTCGGTGATTCCATGTGTAAAATGACCGCGCCATTTTTCGGTGCAATTTTTCCGCCCGTTTTTGGGCAAAAGAAAAAAGCCATATGCAATCTGCACATGACTTTCACTGTATTTATTTTATCACGTATTTTCGGACTTTTTTCCCGGAAAGTTTTAATCCTGTGTTTCCGCTCTGCTCTAAGGATTGCGGGATTATTGCGTTTTCTTTTTGCGTTTTTTCTAATCTTGCGCGCTAAAATACACGCATGAGCCCCATCTGACAGGCACACGCGAGGGCGTATGATCGGATATGACGCAACGTCTCGTAGTACGTATTTTTGCTGATATAGAGTTCACGGCATATCTTGTGATAGCCATGCCGCTTGAGATATTTCCGGATATAGATTTGCTCTGCAAGAGATCCGCGGATGCTGCTGCGCACTTCGCTCTCGACGCGCGCCCAGTTTTCGAGCTCTGCTTTATACTTTCCGTCTACTTCCAGCAGATCATCATTTCGGATCGCCGTCCGCTCCGTCGGATTTCTTCCGCCGGCCGGATCGTATCGTTTTCGTCGACGCTCCATGCGTGTCACCGCATAGAGCATTTGATCGATGCGGTTGTAGATTTTTTTGTCCATGCCCTCTCCCGGTTTCGATTTTTTCGAAATATGCGATGGTCAGCGGATATCCTTCCGCCGTGTAAGTGCTGTAAGATAGGTCTTTGATCAGACGGTATCCCTTCGGCGGATCGATTTCCGTCTTGTAGGCCTCCGCCCGTGTCACCTTTGTTTTCTTCGGGACGGTCCGCAGGAGATTCCGGCTTACTTGTATGCGTCCCGAGTGCGCCGCGACTTTCTCTTTTGTGAAATAGTCCGCCAGCCGTTCCGCGTCCCGCAGATGCCCGCCGTAGAGCTTGACTTCCACATTGCCGTGCGGCCATGCCTTTTTTATTTTTTCGAGCTCTGGTTTCCCAAGCGCCGGCAGGAGAATGTGACCGTGTGGCCGACCGCTTCCCGTCAGATTCTCGAGCACGGATATATATCTCGCCGGCATTCCCGCCTTCTGGTAGATTGCGCGGATCCTGCGCTTGAATTTCTCGAATTCCTTTTGGATTGTTTCCGTGTCCGGAACCTCCCGGAACGTACAAGTGAGGTACCAGTCCCCCGCCTCGAAGTTATCCACAAGGAGACGGGATAACTTTTCCGCACGGAGACGGCGATTCACTTCCAGCTGCGTCTGCTTTGTGACATTTTGCCGTTTTGCTCTTTTCTCACGGATCTCCGGACGGAGCGGCAGCGCTCTCTGAGAATAATATTTCTTTTCGATTCTGAACCTCTTGTTGTTTGATTCCCAGATCAATTTTAGGTAGGCCATCGCAGCTTTCCTCTCCGCACGTATATTTATGTTGCTTTATGTCGCTATATTAATTCTTTTATCGAGCAGATAAGGGGATAGGGTATCCCCTTCGATTTGAGAACACACGTATTTATATTTTCTCAGCGGACGCCGCCGAGAACTCTGCTCGATAAAATTCTTCTATATAATATAGAAGGAAATATTTTTCATTCGTCTTTTTTGGAAAGCCAAACACAGATACAACAGAAGAACAACAAGAGGATATACACCCCGGCAATGGCAGGTGCAATAAAAGTCAGCAAGCCAATCAGCAAGCCAATCACCAAGTAACCGAGAACCACGATGATCGGCAGCGCAAGGATGCATCCGATCGTTATAAAGATCTTTTTTATTGTTTTCATTTCTGCTTCAGCTCCTCGTCCAGTTCGATAATTTTCGATATCATATGGCGTTCTCATTTCTGTATCCCCTCTTCCATATAATGAAGGAAACTGTTCACTTAATTGTCTCAGTTACTTCATCATCCTGATACGGTTCTCCCGATGGCCACTCAACCCCCTCAGAGGGTCTGCACATACATGGACCTTCTTTTTCCTCCATCTTCCGCACCTTTTCATCCAGTGCAATAATGATCTTTTTGAGCTCGCGGTTATCATAGGAGAGCTGCGCTATATTGCGCTTCAATATGCCGATTTTGTCGATCACTGGATTTATTTCATCATGCAGCTCACCGATTGCCTTCATAAGCGCACCAAAATCCACCATCGGTTGATACAGGCACTCATTCAAAATCGGGCGATCCAGTGACGCTTTTATTTCATTGATATTATAGGACGGGTTCATTTTTATGCCTCCTCTTCATGATAGCCGCGCATCCGGTTCTTCTGGTTTACACGGCGCTGCCACTCATCACGCTCCTCCTCATCACATCCCAGCGCGTCAAGCCATGATGTGCAGAGGGTGATAACGTCTGTGATCTCCATGATCAACCTTTTTTTTACATCCACCAATCCATAGTTATCATGGTCTACTGTCCCATCTTCATCCGCATTCTCTTCGAGAATCGCCGCCTCCTGGAGGACCTCATTCGTTTCCTCCGACAGCTTCGCCATCCACGCCACCGTAGATGCACCACGGAATTTCTTACACGGAATCGGTTTAATCATTTTGCTTTTCCTCCTCGAAATAGAATCTCACAGGATTACCCGTGATCTTAATGAGACCATATGCAAGAGCAAGTCGGAATATGAACAACTTTTCGAGACGCCCGACAATAAGCCCGAGCTCTTCCCGCAGTCCCTCTGTTCTCATCGTGGACTTGTAGAAATTGCACGAACGACACGCAGGACGGTAGTTCACAATCTCATCTTCACCGCCGAGATAGACAGATTGAACATGATCAACCTGCATGTCCTTGATTTCGATCTCCTTGCCGCAATAGGCACAGCGACCGCCGTACATCTCGTAAACCTCTCGGCGCATATCCTTTGGCACGGCTTTCCGCTTCCGAGCCCCTGTAATCTCCTGTTTTTGTGCCCGCATCACATTCCCGATCTCCTCCCGCGCCGTCGGGTCGGGTTTCTTGCAGGGCGTGTATTCGTCCATGTTGTCGCCTCCTCACATATCAAGCAAGGCATACTTTACTGCAAGCTCATAGTGGGGCATCGTCCACATTCGCCCACTAACTTCATCACACACAACAAAACTATTAGGATGTATCTTTGTCCCTGGCACGCCGCAGGTATCTGCTTCCCCGTTCGCAATCCACCATCCATCGTCGTTATGGAATATTTTTGATGATGCAATCGCCTCAAGAAACCACGGCGATATTTTCGTTTTGTCTTTCCCTTTTGAAACCGCCTCAAAAAAGTCTTCACCATCAAAATAGACAGCATCTACAAGTCCTGATCTGGGACGATATATTGCCATGTCTTTTCCTCCTCACCCGCAGAGCTCATCTCTCATCTCATCAATCAGCTCTGCCGCATCTTCTCTGCTCATGCTCTCAATCGGGTAATCCTCAAAGTCATACCCGAGTTCATCCATCAGCGCCTTCAATCGCTGTATCTGCTCACTTGTCGGCTGTTCCATTTATGCAACATCCTCTTTCTCAAACAAATTCTGCTGTGCGCGGTCCCCATTGATGTACCGCCATGCCTCCTCCTCCAGATTTTCCAGAGCACGCATGAGCCCTTTGCTCATGCAAAAATCGGATTCTTTATCCGCATTCGGCCGTGCCGGCGTATTGAGAATAAGCGGCGATTTACTCGTATAGAGCTCCTTCAGCGCCGTTATCGTCAGATACTTTGTCTTCTCGTCGTCCGGATGCAGCTCGCAGATCTCCACCACAAAAAACGCCAACGCCTGCAAGCATAGCTTCAGTTCCTCCCGTGGCACATCTTCGCAGATCAGCGTGTACGCATCATAGCTCTGCGTGGATTCTTGCCACGTCTCCCAGCCGAACGTATACACGCCCTTCTTCACCTTTATTTTTGTGATCCTGTGTTTCATTTTCCTGCTCCTTTAGCGGCTCACCGCTTCGAGAATCTGATACAGCAAATACGCAATAACAATCAACACCAACGTTTTCATTTCTAGTTCACCTCCTCTTTAATTTCCTCCTATCTACGCACCAAAAGAGCGGTGATGCGCCGCTCTTTCTTCTCACTCCACGCGGCGCCCCGTCTTCAAATCATATAGGTGCTCTGTTCCTTCTATCGGTACCTCAATCCAGTGTGGATTTCCAGTGTCATGTGCCCATTTGACGAATGCTACTGTTAGAGCGTCTTTCAGTTCTTTGCATTCCTGATCTGTCAAATCACGAAGAAAATCATCGGAACTCTTTGGCCGTATCTCATAGGCATCCTCTCGTAAACTTTCAATTACACGGTCAACCAAAATAGGAGGCTCATACCTATTTGTTTCCGCAATATAGACAGTTTGCGCACCTGGATTATTAGCTCTCGCCACACGCAAAGCATCTGACAAAGAGTAAAACCTTGTGCTCCACCTTTCATCGTCAAGTCGGTAGATATAAGCATATCCACTCATGATCTCACCTCCTCTTCCAACGGCAGCCATATCTTTATCTCCGGATTCTCGTATATGTTTCCAATTACATTCGCCATATTGGCAACATCCTCTAAGGCATGCACCTCGCCGCCTCCCTCAGCAACGAATTCACCGTCAAAAAATTTCACAAAATAGCGCTCCCCAAATTCATCTTGAAGAATATCTCCCTCGTAAATTTCTTCCCCGAATACATCATCCACACCGGTGTACTGCATCAGATCCACATGTTCGAATATTTTCTCGATGATGTCCATTTTCTTCATCTCCGGATCCCATACCCGGAATTTAATCTTTCGCATTTTATTCCTCTCCTAGAAATTATGCACTCTCTCGTTCTTCCGCGCCGCACAGTTCCGGCAGATTGGCACGTACAAGTGCTTCCGCAAATGGCGGCGGGACTGCATTCCCGCATCGGGCGACCTGCGCCGACTTTGGATAATGCCTGCCGTCCGCATCGCGGTCAATGATGTAGTCCTCTGGAAAGCCCTGCGCCCGAAACAACTCTCGCGGCGTGAGCATCCGCATCCCGATATCGACAATCTGATACGCCTCACCACCGACGACCACAAGTCCGAACCTATCTTTTACCGTGATTGTATGCAGCGGCCCCCTGAGAGATTGACCCTCTCCCTGTCCGTAATACTTAACCAAGAACGCCTCAACAAGTGCATTATGGTCAACGGCTGTAACCGTCGGAAGTGGCGCCGTTACCTCTACACCAGCGCTTTGATAGCCACCCGCAAAATACTTGCTGATAAATGCGGTGACCAGTCCGTAACGATTGGACGCATCCGCCGTCATGAGCGGGCGATCTATTGACTGACCGCGCACATCCTTATCTGACTGTTCGCCGTGATATTGGATGAGCAACGGAGCAAGTCTTTTATCCACGATGTACGGATGCGGATTGTCGAGGACAAATTTCTTGAGCCCCCGCGCAATGCGCCGCATCGTATTTTCGCAGAGCGGCTTCTTCCGGGCAAAGATACTCGGACACGGGATTGACCAGTCAATAATCTCTGCCGCTGCCCGCCACGGTTGCAGAATTCTGCTTGCAACAAATAGCGTTGCAGGATCCCCGTGCGTCGCCTCCGGCCACATAATCGGCTGGCCATCGCATCGGGCGATGAGAAAAAACCGCTTGCGGATGGTCGGTGCTCCATAGTCGCACGCCCGCAGCTCGTTCCATTCGACACGATATCCATAGCGTTTGAGCGCATGGACGAAGCGCCGGAACGTCTGCCCTTTGCGCTTCGGGTCGGGGCGATTGTCTAAGAGAGGCCCCCACGTTGTGAACTCCTCGACGTTTTCGAGTATTATGACGCGCGGCCGCACGAGTTTCGCCCAGCGGATTGCCACCCACGCGAGCCCGCGAATCGCTTTCTCTACGGGCTTTCCGCCTTTTGCCTTTGAAAAGTGCTTGCAGTCCGGCGAAAACCATGCAAGACCGACAGGACGACCTGCGCACGCCTCCACGGGGTCAACATCCCAGACATTTTCGCAGTAATGCTTACTGCTCGGATGGTTCGCACGGTGCATCGCAATCGCTGCAGGGTCATGGTTGATTGCGATATCAACACTCCGACCTGTTGCAAGCTCAATCCCCGTAGACGCGCCACCCCCGCCCGCGAAGTTATCTACGATCAACTCCATGTTCCGCTCACCACATGCGACTGCCGGAACTCCGGCAGGATCGACAGCTCGCCCGCGCTCGTACAATAGCGTACCAGCATTCCCTGCTCCTGCGCCGCTTTCAGCTCCGCCATACACCCGCGGCTCTCCTTATAGTTGCCGCTCATAACGACACTATCGCAGGCGATCAGCATCTCGATGCAATACTCCATCACCTGCTCATACGACATACCCGCAAGCGGATCAAACGCCGCAAGCGGATTGAGAAACAAAACATCCGGATGCAGCTCCTGCAGCTTTCGGTGTATCTCCGCTGCCTCTTCCTTGTTCTTTTCCTCATCCCCTGTATAGGGATGAGAGATATAGCACCATTTCATGATACCGCCTCCTCAATTTATCCAACGAATCACAGGATCCCCCTTGAACCCCTTCTCCCACACATACCACGCATAGGCTATCGCCCTCCCCGAATTCTCCTTGAATTGCCCATTGAATCCGCACATGAGACGCTCCGAGCTTACATAAACCGTATGCGGCGGATATTTCCGAAAGAACACCTTGCGCTTCTTGCTCTCCATGAACGTCAACTTGAGAAACATTGCGACCTTCTGACCGTCCGCCATAAGTTCGATAGATTTCTCCGCGAACTCCATCGCGTACTTATACGGCGGGTTCGTTATGATGTCATAAGGATGGTTGATAGGGGGGGCAGTGCACGTAAGGAAATCGAGTGGTGCATGTCCACCGAATCCACGATCAATCAAATCCGTGCTGATGACTTGATATCCATGCTCCATCAACACCTTTGAGATATGCCCCTCTCCACAGGCCGGTTCCCAAATAGTTGGTGCAAATTCTTCCTGCTCAAGCAGGAGTTCGACCGCGCGCGGCTCTGTGGCATAATAGTCATATTCTGCACGCTCGTGTGTCGCATGCCCTTCTGCTCCGAACGTCACAAACGCCGCCTGACTGTTTCCCGTCCAATCTCTCTTTGCATTCTCTTCTTTTTTCATCGGCTCAGTTCCACCCCATCTTTCCGCGCCGAATCTCCATGGATCCGCCGAAACTCCTGGAATCCGATCAGCTGGATCATCTTCTCTGCCGCCGCATGTGTATCCATCGCCGCCATCCGGCCATGCGTTATAATCTCAAGCTCTTTCTTTTCTCCCGCGGCTTCGGCAATGACATACGTTTTCCATTCCGTCCGCATTACTGATTCAAACTGATATGTCGTGACCGTGATCTTCACGTCATTCCGCGGAGTGAACGTTGTCCGCCGCAGGTTCCGCGTCCCCAGATTCATCATCTTTTGCTCCATCGCAATCCTACCTTTGCATTTTCCTTCTGTGCGTGTTACAATTAACGCGCAACATCTTTTCCTTCTGCGCTCAGAGTGATGCCAGCCACTCAGGGCGCTTTTTCTTTACTCAAAATCTTTTCCAGCTCCATGAACACCTTTTCTATTCCTTCTTGTGGGACTTCTTTGTCGCACATCACCTGACGTGCAATTCCATCCAAAACCGCCGAAGCAGTCATAAGGCGGGCAACTTCTAACTTTGCATCATCTGTATGTTTTGCCCGTTCGGTGATGATGTTAATCGCCGTAGGAATGATGTCATCTACACAACCTCGCATAGCAATCCCACAAGAATCATCCAAATCTGCTACACAAATATATAACTCGCACGCATCGAAGGCCCCGACAGCCTTTTCAAAATCTTCCCTTGTCATTCCTGCTCCTCCTTTTCAAGCGCCCGTACCGTCTCGAAATATGCAATCACCGCCAAATACTCCCGGCGATATTTCAATGTTCTTTCCTTTTCCTCCGGGTAAATTTCATTTATGCGTTCCTTGAACTCCTCCAATGTCCCGCCCTTGTGGGCGTTCCAGCATCCGCACTGCACAATGTCATCCGTCACGTTATATGCTGTGTAGTCCTTCCTACTTCCGATTGGGCCAGCTTGCAATATTGTTTTTGGGAGTTTTGCACCGCTTAGCTTGGCATTGCACAGGTTGGCATCGCTTAGGTTGGCACTGCGCAGATTGGCACTGCTCAGATTGGCACCGCGCAGGTCGGCAACGCTCAGATTGGACCTGCTCAGATTGGCACCGCGCAGGTCGGCAGCGCTCAGATTGGCACTGCTCAGATTGGCACCGCGCAGATTGGCCCAGCGCAGATCGGCATCGTACAGATCAGCATCACGCAGATTTGCACCACTCAGGTCGGCACATTCCCCGCCATCTTTACCTGCAATCCACCGACCATGGCTTTCTATGATCTTTTCCAGATCTTCTTGTTTCATTTCCCGCTCCTCCTCACGCGAACTCGTACCAGACGAGCTTAGGAGCACTCTCCCAATGTTCCGGGTTGGGGTCGTCCGTCGTGCCCCAGTTGCGGAACAGGACTGCCGCCCCCGATTCCGTCTTGTAGACGACCTCTGCGGACTCCTCATGGAGAGCGCGGCCGCAGTTGTGAGTGTCGTGCGCTTTCCATATCGTCCCTGCCTCTGCTGCACGCAACTCAGTGTAGGAAACCTCAACGAGCTGGCCGCCCCCATTGTAAGAGTAGCCCTCCAATTCGAATGCCGCGGCTTCTTTCTTGACTTCCATTTTCATTTCTTCTCCTCCTTATCTCCCTTGACCCAGTACGTCAAGACGATCTGATCACCGGGATAGATCATCCCCTTGCGTTCGAGGAGCCAAGGGTTAAGCTCCTCCATCCCCGACTTGTACTCGAGGATGTAGCGTTTTGTACCCGTGTTTTTTGCCGTGTACTCCTCCGCAATGCCCCAGAGCGTATCTCCGGGGCGCACGGTGTAGACCTCCTTAACGAGCACCGCCCCGCCATCATCCCAGGGGTTACACGCCCCAGAACAGAGGGCTGCGACCGCAAGAAATGCACCGCCGATAAAGGCACTCTTCGCAAATTCCCTAATCTTCATTTCCTCCATCTCCCTTCTTTCTCCTCAAACTCCTGCGCAATGTCTTTCAATTCCGCAGCTGCAGCCAAAAGCGCCGTTCTTGTGTTATCTACACAGATTGCCGCCCTTACAATCTGCAGGATGCCCAGTTTTATCACCTTCGCAAAAGGCCCTTTCGCCATAGCATGGATTCCATGTTTATCGACAACAGCCATCGAGCACTCCGTACTCAGCTTTTCGATTGCCCACATCAGGAATCCAATTATCATCTTTTTCATCTTTTTCCTCCTATAACAGACATACCAATCACCTTGCGCGGACGGCCGCGCTTTCCTCCGGCCGGCAGCTTTCGCGCCGCCTCCGCCGTCATCTCTGCGCGTTTGAGATTGCGCCCGCATGCCGCCGCATCCGACAGCCATTCCAACAGCGACAGCCGCGGGATTTTGAGCGATTTCCCCACCGTAAACACCGGGAAATCTCCCGGGCCATGCAGCGCATGATGCGCCAACGCCCGTATCACATCGCGCCCGATTCCCGTCAGCGCCGCCGCCTCCTCCACTGTCAGCACCGCCTTTTCCCAGATTGGGACAGTCAGCTGCGCCGTTTCCATCCTCTCACCTCAATTCTCTTCTTCCTCTTCTCTCTCAAAATTAACCGTCGAGGCATATTTCAATTGCCACTTTGTTTTTTTTAATACGTCTTCCGCATCCCTACACGAAAACCCATTCAGCCTCTCCAACAGGTCTTCAACGGCCTTCCTTATGTGCTCTGGTGTCTCGAAGCTCTCTGCCATCTCATGGATGTTTGTTCTCAGCCCCTTCATCTCTGTCACCTCCCTCCATGTTTTTCTAAATATATCCGCAGCGCGTACCCGACTGCGGAGACCTTATTCGCCGCCTCCACGATTTCAAGGAGTGACGGCACCTCCTCCGGAGACAGCTTTCCGTCCTCTGCAATGGCAAGCAGCATTTCCCCTTTGCCGCGCATCCCCTCGACCGCATGGAGGAATCGGACGCACAGCCGATCCAGTTCGTAGAGATCGGCCACCGGCACCATCCTCCGCCCGATAGGACAGCTGTGTGTGCAATGATAGTTGCACAGCTCCGGCGCATGATACTCATCCGCCATGAGCATCACTTCCTCCGGATACGGATCCTGTGTTCCGATCTCGATGCGCTGCAAGCGTTTGCGGTCGATCCCCGTCCGCTCGCTCGCCATATCGCGACTTCCCAGCACCTCATTCCCTTTTGCCGCTTCCATACGGGCCAAATAGTACCTATTGGCCGCTGTCGACGGTGACAGATTGGACATTTTCTTTCCTCCCCTCTCGCGGTAGGATTGACACAAGAACAATTCTATCCAGCATCCACGGCCGACAACATATCGTTGTCAAAGATGTCAAAAAAAATTCGCTCCATTGAGATACCGCTATCAATCTCAATGCGTTTCATAATCGCCACTTTTGGATTTCGTTTTCCTTTTTCCCATGCATCCCAAGCCTGCTGCGTTACATTGTACTTTTTAGCCATATATTCCTGTGTTCGATTCCCACGGTATTCAATAAGCTTTTCTCGCCTCATTAATACTCCCTCCTTTGTTGTCGATTAACAACTTCTTGTTGTCTTTCTTCAATCTATCATTTTCGTTGTTATTTGTCAACAACAAAATTGATAATTTATTATTACAACTTTATGTTGTAATATAAGGGAGGAGGTGTCATAATGTTATGGGATAGACTAAAATCCTTGCGGGCAACTCATGGCATAAGTCAAGCTGATCTTGCTAAAAAACTAGGTGTAACTCAGCAAGCAGTAGGTAGATGGGAACGTGAGCAAACATCTCCTGACTATTTTATGTTAAAAAAGTTATCTCAATTCTTTGGAGTCTCCATTGACTATCTTTTAAGTAACGATGATAACGGTTCGCCCATGATGGTCCACGAATCCATCGCGCCCTACGGGAAATCCGCAAAGCAGGAATCTGACTTAGATATCCTACTCGAGCGCGGCGGATATCTCACATATAGCGACAAACCGCTGACGGAACAGCAAAAACAAATCCTTCGGGAATTTGTGAAGGTATTAATCAAGGAGGAATCATCAGATGCGGAGGCTCCTGCCAACCGTAATTGACGTTATTCGCGCGCACGAAAGCAATAACCCGGAGACCATCCTCCGGGAAATGCATGTCAAGATTTATCCGCACAACATCATCTTTCTGCCGGATGCGTTCTATGTCCGTCTCGGACAGATGCAGAGCATTTCCATCAAGACTAGCCTCTCGGAGGATGCGCGGAACGTCGCCCTTGCGCACGAGCTCGGACACATTGTCCTCCGCCATCGACTGGATTCCTTTGTGCATGCAGATCGTTTATCCACCGCGCGGCGCGATGAAAAGGAGCTTGCGGCGAACAAGTTCGCCTTTCTCCTTCTTGCGCATACCTGTTTGCGCAACAACGTCCGGATGATCGACAGCATCCGCGGCGAGAAGCTATTATCCCTTGCCGACACCGCATCCCTGCTGAAACAGTTGGAGTGTGCGGCGTGTGTGTATGAGTGATGAGGTGCCGAATATGCAAGTTTTTGACAAGCAATCCTTTGAAAGCGAATACACCCATTTACAATTTTTCATGCTTTTTTTCTTTGGGGCTTTTGGCTTTCTCATTTATTGCCTTATAGTTTCAGACGTTACGATAGATACATTCTCTGTTATTTTTTTCTCCACATTCCTCGGCGTTTGTGGTTACCATTCCAGAATAAATCTCTGTTTGTCGTATATAAAAGCACTAGAAAATGCTATTGCATTTCAAAAAAAACGATATAGTGAGTTGGAAAACGCTCGGCAAGAGCAAGAAACAGCGGCCTCCGACATAGCCTATTTAAGAGATATATTTCCAAGTATTGATGCTACAATCGAAAAACATCACCAAAGAAAGCGGGAGTGGTGGCAGGAGCCCGAGAAAAAACCGCGAGAATATAGAACAATCGAATCTTACGAAAGTGAGATTCGCGACCTTGAAAGGCAAATTCGTCAATTAAAACATAAATTGAACCCATCTGAAGTAGAGTTCATTGAAAGACATTATTAACGACTGCTTTCAACACCACCACATCAAGTAAACGCACAGTTTTTCGCAAAAAACAAAAGTAATCACGCAGTTTTCTCGAAAAATCACAATGAGCTGTAAAGGAATCCTTTTTGCATAAAACGCAAATTGCTTTTGTGGAGCAAACGATATCTAAGTCCACAAATCAATCTTTTCATAGAGCAAATAATATCTAAGTCCACAGAATGATAAATCTGTGGACTTATTCTACGAAGGTGATCACCATGCCGACAAAAAGAAAAGACGGACGCTACCAATCCAGCGTCACCGTCGAGAACCCCATCACCGGGGAAAAAGTCAAACGCTATATCTATGCATACAGCTTGCGGGAACTCGAAGTTGAGCGTCGTCGTGTCCTCGCCGCAAACATTTCCGACTTCTTGCAGCAGGAGACCTTTCACAATTTCGCGGAGGAATTTCTTGCCGCAAAGCGTGACATCGACAAGCTCGAGCGGTCGACCATCTCCACTTATCGCATGTTTTTTGATAACCATATCCTCCCCGCCATCCCCGAAAATATGTATATTGCAGACATAAAACCCGCGCTCATCAAAAAACTCCTCTCCCAGATCAAAGGTGACGGCAGCCGCAGAACCGTATATAGTCTCCTTGTCTCCATCTTTAAAGCCGCAAAATTCGAGCAGCTAATCGCAGTAAATCCAATGGACTTCGTGCGCAAATACAAAGATACGCGCAAGCAGGCCGGTATCGTCACCCCCGAAATTTATCATGCTCTGCTCTCGGCAATCACAGGATCACAGGCCGAATACCTATTTAAATTTGCATGGGATACCGGGCTTCGGCGCGGTGAGATCGTTGCGCTGCGCTGGTCTGACTTTGATCAGGATCGCTCTATTATCCATGTCACAAAATCACGTAAATACGCGCGTGGAGAATATGAAGGAATGCCGAAAACACAGAGCAGCATACGCAATGTTACGCTGACAACCGCCGCCGTCAAAAACCTCCTCGATTGGAAAAAGATTCTCGCGGAACAGCTCTTTGCAAAGGGGATTCGTCTATCTGATGCAGATTATATTTTCCGCTCCCTGAGAGATATCACAAAGCCTATGACGCTAGGCTCTCTATCGCACATTTTTTTCAATCTCAAGCGCCGCCTAAACCTTCCCGACAATTTGCGTTTTCATTCTTTCAGGCACACGCACGCTACATTACTCGCGGAGCAAGAGATCAGTGCAAAAAAAATTCAGGTGCGTCTCGGTCACGCCTCCGCTGCATTTACCATGGATCGCTATATCCACAACACAGATCGCATGCAGGACGGCATCGCCGAAAAGATCGACCACATCGGCGAAAAATATGGCCGATAAATATAGTCAGGCTGTCAAAAAAGCTGTCAAAAACAAATCCAGTAAAACAGCAGGTTTAATTGTTTTCTCTCAACCCGCTATTTTACTGGATATTTTAATTCATTCAGGATCTGATATTATCCCTATTCTGTTATTTTTAAATTAGCTTAAAAGAAGACTATCATTAGCGAGCTCGCTTCCCGCTGCCTG